GTATTGATAACTATTCTGCTTTTAATAATTACAGAATAGTTATCAATACGATGAGGCCATCAAATAACGGAGTACAAGCTATTTTAAGTTGTAGTTTAAATAATGGAAGTAGTACTATGGCCAACAACCAAGGACAAAAAACTTATTTTAGAATTTCTGATGGCGCAACTGGTAGTGAAAGTGATAACGGTGCAAACACACACGAGCTTGCTACCAATGTAGGTAACGATCAATATGATGGAATTACTGGATACGTTGACATATATAATACTGGAAATAATTCAATAAACCTGCAAAGAACGATGGTTATACAATCAAGATTAACTGGTCGTGAAGACAGCGCTTGGTATAAGTGGGACGGAGCTAGTTACGTGGCACCTGGAACAAGAACTGCAATGATTAACAATTTTTATTTAAGGTTTGATGCTGGTAATGTAGCAGATGGTGCTGTAACATTATACGGATTAAAAGAAAGTTAAAGGAGAAAAAAGTGCCAAGATTTAAGATGGTAAACGGAGAAAGAATTCAGTTTACGGCAGAAGAAGAAACAGCGAGAGATGCTGAAGAGAAAACATGGGCTGATGCTGCACCTGCACGAAGAATGGTCAATTTAAGAGAACAACGTAATCGACTCTTAGCTGAGACTGATTGGATGGGAAACTCTGATATTACTATGACAGACGCATGGAAGACATACAGACAGGCACTTAGAGATATAACAAAAACAACGCCAGCAGATGATGCGTTAAGTAATATTACATGGCCAACAAAACCGGAGTAAACTGTGGTAAGTACACTTAAAGTAAATAAGATTCAGATACCTAATAGTGATAGTGACGTATTATCATTTAATTCGAGTACAGGCAATATGACTATAGCTACAGGTAAGACTTTGTCAGGAGCTGCAGGATCTATTATAGCACCGGGTCAGGTAATACAAACGGTTGTTAGCCAGTTTAACACTCCCACATCTATTGCTACAGCAAGTTTTACATCTACTGGTCATTCAGTAACTATTACTCCAAAATTTGCCACTAGTAAAATACTACTTACTTGCTTTGGTGGTCATGCTTGGAATGGAAATAATTCAAATAAAGTTAGATGCTTTACGATATATAGAGGTTCTACAGATTTAGGTCATGGTACTGGTGGTTTATGGACGCATTACTGTAACGCTTATAATGCACAACCGCACGCAGGTTCTGTTTTAGATTCACCAAATACAACAAGCTCTACAACTTATACAACTTATTTTAGAGGTCAAGACACCTCAACACAATGGTATACTGTTGATATTGGTGGTGGCGGAGCCGGCTCTAGCAACGTTCCAACAGTAACTTTAACTGCAATGGAGATCGCACAATAATGGCATTAAGTAGAATAGGAAAAAGTATAGGATTTAAAATTACACTGAAGACTGTAACTGCAAATACAACTATCGAGGCTACAGAGAACGCGATGATAGCAGGACCGATTACAGTTACGAGTGGAGTAACACTGACAGTGAACAGTGGAGGAAGGTTAGTAGTCGTATGAGTACTTTAGGCATTGAAAATATAGAACATACTAATGGTACTAGTGTAGCAACTGTTGCTAGTGATGGAAAAGTAAGTTTTCCTGCAGGTTTTGGCAATACGCCTTCAACGCCAAATCGACCGGCCTTCATTGCAACCAGACATGGATCAGACCAAACTGGAATAACTGGAAGTGCCAGTTCTCCGACTACGATGATTTTCACAGATACAAGTGCTCCATTTGGCATTAATACTGGTAATCATTACAACACAAGTACTGGAATATTTACAGCACCAGTAGCTGGCATTTATTTCTTCTGCTTTAGTGTATTAATTAATAGCGTAGACAATAGTGATGATCAAATACATATATCAATGGTATATCAGTTTGCAAGTGGTAGTATGGCCGGTCAAACTCAACTTCACTTTTTTTCTAGAACTAATGGTGAGGCAGCAAATGGAACTTATGGTTATGGTGGATATTTACCTTGGAATGGGTCAATAATGTTTAATATGTTGGAGAATGATACTGTTAAAATGGCCGTTGGTAGTAATGGTAATATTGGTCTTTATAATGATCGATCTCAAAATCGTTTTCAAGGATTTTTAGTAGGATAAAGATATGCCGAGTCAAATAAAAGTAGATGAGATTAAAAACGTTGCAGGTCAGTATGAGATCAAGACTGATACTTTCAAAGGACAGACGACTGCGGGTTCTATAACAGTACAAGGTGAAGGTACTGCTACAACAAATTTACAACAGGGACTATCAAAGTGTTGGGTAAGATGGAACGGGACTGGCACCGCTGCAAATAATGATAGTTTAGGAGTTTCTAGCATTACTGATCATAGTACTGGTACACAATCGCAGACCTTTACAAATGCTTTTAATAATACAGATTTTAGTATTTTAACAGGAATAGGAGAATTAGGTGGAGGTGGTAATAGAGGCATAGGCATCCAGATTGCACCAACAACAACAACTACAAAATTTTATACTTTTTATTTTCCCGGTAGTGGAGGTACTACTGTAGATGATGTTGATTTAAATTCTGCAGCTTGGCAAGGAGACCTCGCATGAGTACAATAGTAGGAACAAATATTGAAGTTACAAATATCAAGTATGACTCTGATACGACCTCTATGATTATATCGAGTGCTGGTCAGGTTTCTGTAAAAAGTGAAGGACAAGCTAACACAACGAATCTCCAGCAAGGTTTAACAAAGGCATGGTTTACAAGCAATAGCTCAATGGCTCTCACAGATTCATTTAATCTTGCATCTGTTACAGATGTCTCTGCTGGACAACTAGGAGTAACTTTTTCAACGGCTTTTGGCAATACAACGTATTCTTCAACTGGAAGTTGTAGTACAAATGCAAATATTAATGTTGTAACAAATTGGAATGAAACACTTACTACAACTTTAACTAGATTCGGAATGTTGCAAGTAAACGGCCAAGCATATACAGATGGTGGGTTAAGCGGCCATATTTGTGGAGATTTAGCATGAGTACATTAGTTATAGATACTATACAAGGTAAGACAGCTGCCGGTTCTATTAACGTTCGTGGTGAAGGTTCGAATAACACAAACTTACAACAAGGTTTAATCAAAGCTTGGGGAAACTTTGATGGAAGTGGTACTGTAGGAATTAACGATAGTTTTAATATGGATGCTCTTACGGACAATGGCACAGGTAATTATACTATAAACATAACAAATGATTTTGCAAACGCTCACGGTTGTATGAGTGGTTACAGTATAATGGACGGATTGTGTTATGGAGATGTTAATAACGTTTCTAGTACAGGAAGTTTTAGAATGAGAGTTGTCGTAGGTTCTAGTAATAGTTTAATGGATCCAGACGAGTTTCATACACAAATGGCAGGAGATTTAGCATGACAATTGAAACACCTGAATTTCAGGGAACGCATTTATGGGAGCGATTACACTGGGCAAAAGAAAAACTTGAGCCTATACAATCTGATTACAGAGTTGTTTGGGAAGATCCAAACGAACCTGATGAACCTGCAAAGGTTACAATACCAGATCCTAACTGGCTGGCATGTGCAATGCAAGGTGGAATACTACCACCAGTTCAATCTTATTGGGAACTGAAGAAAGATGAAGCACAACCTGATTTTAAGAAACATACGAGAGGTTATCTACTACATAATACGCAACCGGTTGATAAGATGACTGAAGAAGAAGCAATAGAATATTTAATTATGAAAGACATACCAGAACACGTATGGAAAGATTATGATAAGTCTAATCGTAAGAGATTAGTAATTTGTAAAAAACAAAATCTCCCTGGCCATAGAACATGGCGCAATTCATGGAAGATAAATCAAGAGCTAGTAGCATAAGGAGATAAGAATGACTACAATGATTCAAGACAAAAATGGTGTAATTGCTGCAACACCATCGTCAGTACCAGACAGGCATTTTCGAAATGCGTGGATGTTCGATAGTGCACAGACTGCTATCACTGAAGACATTACAGCGGCAAAGGTAATATTTAAAGATAAGATAAGAGAAGTAAGAGGACCATTACTTACTGCAGAAGATGTTGTATATATGAAAGCTTTAGAAGCGAACGATTCAGATGCAAAAGTAGCAAGTGTTGCAAAGAAAGTTGCACTAAGAAATGCACCTGCGGGATCAGCTATTACAAATGCAACTACTATTACTGCTCTGAAAGATGCATGGGATAGCGATGTTTTAGGTGCAAGTCCTTATAAATAGAATAAAATAAGGATTCAACATGGCAGTTCCTAATTCACGTGCAACATTAATAGATTATTGCAAAAGGCGTTTAGGCGAACCTGTAATTGAAATTAATGTAGATGAAGATCAACTTGAAGATAGAGTTGATGAATCGCTACAATTTTATCAAGAGTATCATTCAGATGCCACGGTACGCACATTCTTAAAACATTTAGTAACTGCAGATGATGTTACTAATGAGTACATACCAATACCATCAAACATATTATTTGTTTCAAAGTTACTTCCTTTAACTAGCTCTTTTAATACAAGTAGAAACTTTTTTGATATTAAATACCAAATGATGTTGAATGATATTGCAGACTTAATGAATTTTGCAGGTGATTTAGCTTACTACGAACAAATGCAACAATACCTGTCATTACTTGATAATAAACTTAATGGACATCCTCAAACACAATTTGCCAGAAGACAGGACAGATTGTATATTTTCGGTGATTTTGCCGATAAAGATATTCAAGCTGGAGATTATCTGGTTGCTGAAGTGTATACGATAGTAAATCCTGATACTCACACATCTGTATATAATGATATGTTTGTAAAAGAATATACTACTGCACTTATAAAGCAACAGTGGGGAATGAACTTAATTAAGTTTGAAGGTATGCAATTGCCAGGAGGAGTCATTTTAAACGGAAGACAATTATATGATGATGCTACTGCAGAAATCGAAAGATTAAGAGAAAGCATGAGATTAGAACAAGAACTTCCACCAGACTTTTTCGTAGGATGATATGGCAACTAATTTATACTTCAGTCAAAAGGTAAAGTCAGAACAGAACCTGTACGAAGACATCGTAATTGAATCTCTTAAAATGTACGGCCAAGATGTATACTACTTGCCGAGAGATTTAGTTAACGAAGATCGTATACTAGGCGATGACCCTGAATCAAGTTTTAATTCATCACACGTATTAGAAATGTATATCGAGAACACCGAAGGTTTTGAAGGTGAAGGAGATTTATTTACACGATTTGGTGTAGAGATACGTGATGAAGCAACGTTTGTAGTATCAAGAAAAAGATGGGAACAAACTGTACAAAGATACGACAATGAAATAACATCGACAAGACCGTCTGAAGGTGACTTAATATATTTACCATTATCTAAATCATTATTTCAAATATCTCATGTAGAACATGAGATGCCGTTTTATCAATTAAGCAACTTACCAGTTTACAAATTAAGATGTCAGTTATTCGAATACACTGGAGAAGATTTAGATACGGGTGTAGATACAATTGATGATATTGAAAGAAAATACGCGTACAAATATGTACTTACATTAACAAATACACGTGATTCTGCAGAAGCGAGTGTAACTCTTAATAGTGGACAACTCTCAAGTGTTTCTATCGTAGATAGTGGTAATAATTATTTTACTGCTCCAACCGTGACTATTTCAGATTCTAACGGTGTAGGTGCTGCTATTGTTGCAACAGTGGATAGTAACAGTGGTGAAATTAATGGTCTTACTATTACTAACCCGGGTACTGGTTACACTAATCCAACAATAGTGTTCTCATCACCAGCTCCAACTCAATTTGAAATCGGTGAAACTATAATAACACCGACAGGCGATACCAATATGAGAGCTGAAGTAGCTAAATACTCAGACTCTGATGATAAGCTACACTTAATACATGCAGGTGCAGACGATGGTGTATTCCACACATTTAATGTCGGTAAGAGGGTTGTTGGATTAAAGACGGGTGCAGGCGGAGTTATTAATTTAGTAGTAGAAGATAATCAGCTTTCTCAGAATGAACAAAATACTGATTTTAGTACAGGTACAGATTTTATAGACTTTTCAGAAAATAACCCGTTTGGAGATGTGAGTAACAACTAATGTTTGGTGGACACTTTTATCACGAAAAAACTAAAAAGGCTGTTGCTTTATTCGGCAGGCTATTTAATAATATATATGTAATTCGTAAGAATTCATCAGGTGCAGTGATAAGTCAAATTAAAGTTCCTTTATCTTACGCACCAAAACAAAAGTATCTTGAAAGAGTTAGAGAAAATCCAAATTTAAATGATGACACTTCAGTTGCAATAAAACTACCAAGAATGTCATTTGAAATTACTTCAATTGCTTATGATGCAACAAGACAACTTGCAAAGTTATCTACGTTTAATACTACTGCGTCTGATGCTAATGTAAATAAAAGACAAAAGTTTTTTACGCCAGTTCCTTATTCAATAAATTTTCAGTTAAATGCATATGCTAAATCACAAGATGATGCATTACAGATAGTAGAGCAGATACTGCCTACATTCAATCCTCAGTACTCTTTGACTATTAAACCTTTTGGAACTGAATATCCATCTTTGGTTGAAGATATACCTATCATAATACAAGGTGTTTCATTCAGTGATGATTTTGAAGGTGCGATGGAACAAAGACGTACAATAATATACAGCATAGACTTCGAAATGAAGATAAGTTATCACGGTCCTATTGCTGATACTAATGTCATTCGTAGTAGTATTGCTTCATTATTTGATATAAATGCAGGCCTCAGCGATTCTGATGTTGGTCTTGAAACAATAACAGTAACACCTAATCCTACCAGCGTAATTGGTTTGGCTGATAGCGATTTTGGATTTACAACAACCATAGTGGATAGCGCATAATGTATGAGTATAGATGTAAGGTAGTTAAAATAATAGACGGTGATACTGTAGACGTAGATATTGATTTAGGTTTCGGTGTTTGGATGCATAAAGAAAGAGTGAGATTATACGGAATCGATACTCCTGAATCGAGAACTCGTGACTTAGAAGAAAAAAAATATGGGCTTGCTGCAAAAGCATTTTTAACTGGCATGTTAGATGATCCGGCTGGTATAATACTTAAAACACACAAAGATGCAACAGGTAAGTTTGGTAGAATACTAGGTGAGTTATGGAGAACGACAAATTATGCTGATCAATCTATAAATGATTATATGATAGAAAAACATCATGCTGCAGCATATATGGGACAATCAAAAACTCATATAGAAGAACAACACTTGAAAAACCGTAAACTGGTGATATTAAATGAAGAATGATACGAGTAAATTCTTTCCTCCAGAAGAAAAGAATGTTGATAATGATTATAAGTATTCAAGAGATACATACTACGAATTAGTGGAAAAAGGAAAGCAGAGTCTTGAGCTTATGATTGAGGTTGCACGAGAAAGCGAACATCCGCGTGCATTTGAAGTTTTATCTGGTATGATTAAAAACATATCTG